CTGTAAAGTGCGCGGGTTGCGGTTATCGTCTCAGGGCAGATATCAACATGCTCGGTCAGGAAACGATAAGGCGCAACGGCAAAGAGTTTCGCGTTTTGTTTTTGAGATGCGATTGTGGTTCTAAAACATATGTGCAGTTGGACGATGCCGAAACGTTACAGCAATTGAAGTGGCTGGAAACGGTAGCGAAGCAATGCACGGATTCAGGTAAAAAACAATCAAAGAAATTCGATAAGGCTAGAAAGCGCTTGCGTTCGATGCGCAAGAAGATTGTGTTGGAGAACAACAATCAGACTTTCGAGCGCGAGGATGGTACTACGTTCGTTTTACGGTTGGTGCTTCAAGATGGCGCGTAAGGCGATTGTTTGCGATAAATGCAAGCGCAGTTTTGGTTTTCCCGAATCGAATCTTTGTGAAAGCGGCGTTCAAATCAACGGGGAAGATTTGACGCTTGTTTATTTCACGTGTCCGTTTTGCAAGGAATTGTATTTCGTATCTCTAAAGGATTCGAAATCAAATGAACTTGCAGAAGAGTTGAGGCGGGCGCAACGTAAAATCAAAAATCTCAGTGGTAAAGTCAACGAAGAGCGCATGAGGAATTACGTCGATTCCGCTTACAGGAAACAGCGCAGGTTGGAAGTGCATTTAAGAAAATTGCGTAAGAAGTACCCCGGCACGTTTACCGTTCAGCGTGGGGATGATGGAGCGGATATTATCGTTTATGTACCGTGACGTATCACGGAGATTAGGAGAAAATAAAATGACTGCTCAGAATAACAACGATGACAATACCGATAACAAGTCTGTTGACAATCAGAACGCTAACGCTGGTTCCGATGGTTCGGGCAACGGCGAGGGCAACAAGGACACCAAAGGCGGGAATTCGCAGAACAATCAATCTACCGACGATAACGGAGCGAATAACGGCGGCGGTGAGCGTACTTTCACGCAAGCTGAGGTTAACAAGATGATGACCCGCGAAAAGAAGCAGGGTCGCAATGCTGCTTTCAACGAACTTGGTATCAATCCCGAAGATACGAAGATGATTAACGCTTTCAAGGCGTTCAAGGATGCGTATGAGGGTAACGAGGGCGGTTCTGATGGCGCTGCTGATAATAGCGCCGTGGAAGATGCTGAAAAGCGGGCTATGATGGCTGAAATGAAGTACGAGGCTGTTGCTGCTGGCGTTCAGCCTCAGTTCGTGGATGACGTTGTTACCCTAGCCATTGCCCGAATCGATGAAGAAACGGACATTAAAACCGTTATCGGCGAGTTTAGAACCAAATACCCCGCTTGGTTCGAAGAGTCCGACGATGGGGGAAAGCAGAAGAACACCGGGCAGACTGGCACGGGTTCTAGCTTGAAGAACAACGGCGAAGGTAACTCAGGCGATGGCGGCAAGCAGAAGCCCGGTTTGGGTGCGCGTCTTGCAGCACAGCGCAAGGGTTCCAACGCCAAAAAGAGCTATTGGAGCTAATTTTTTTGAATTGTAAGGAGGTTTAGAAATGCTTAATCGTGATGGTATTTCTAAAAAGACCTACGGAGCGCCTACGCAGATTTTGGCAAACGTAGAGCTGCAAGAATCCGTTGGTTGCATCGTTCCTCAGTCGCTTGTCGCTAGCGCTGATGCGAACGGTAAGAAGATTGCTAAGGCTGGCACGCCGATTTTCGTTAATCTCATGTCGCGTCAAACGCCTGTTTCCGCGCCGGGCAACGTTGCTGCATCTGCAACTGCTGCTGTGAGCGGTACTGGCATTACTGCTGCTGCTGTTGTCGCTGCTACGTTTAGCACGGCTGTCAGCGGTGCTTCTGGCACGTATGTTTTCGAGTACAACGGCACTTCTAGCAAGTGGTATCTCGGTGAGACTGAGGCAACGCTTAACACCTATGGCATTACGCCTACTGGCACTCCGGCCAATGGTGACAAGATTACCGTTACTTTCACGGCTGCTGCCACGGTTTCCGCTAATGCCGTTCTGCTGCATGATGTTGACGTTACTGCCGGTGCTGCTAACGGTACGGCGCTCATTTTCGGTTTCGTTAACGTGAATCGCCTTGATGCGTCTGTCGTTACCGCTATTGGCGCTGCTACTTCTTTCGGTGGCGTTACGCTGCTTAAAGGCTAGTTGAGGATTTGAAAGGAGGTTTTCGAAATGACTATTTTTGATTTGGTTCTGTCGAGTGAACTTACCGCTTATTGGGAAACGCTGGTTCAGGATGAAGCGCCTTATCCCTGCGAAGAGCTGTTCCCGGACAATAAGAAGCGCGGTCTTGATTTGAAGTGGATTAAGGGTTCTCGTGGTCTGCCTGTTGTGCTGAAAGTTAGCGCTTTCGATGCTGCTGCTATTCCGCGCCCGCGCATTGGTTTCGAGAAGCTTGCTGCTGAAATGCCTTATTTCAAGGAAAGCACGTATATTGACGAGGAAATGCGTCAAGAGCTGAATATCGTGCTTGAAACTGGCAATCAGGCGTATATCGATTCTGTCATGAATCGCATTTTCGATGACGAGGTCAATCTGCTTCGCGGTGCGCGTGCTTCTCGTGAGCGTATGCGCATGATGGCTCTTACCACTGGCGTTGTGTCGATGGCTGCTAATGGTCAGGCGTTCAATTTTGATTACAGCGTTCCGGCTGCTCATAAGGCCAATGCTGTTACGTCTTGGTCGGATACGGCTAATGCAGACCCGCTAGAGGATATCCGCATTCTGAAAGAGAAGATTCAGGATGATACGGGTGCTGAGGTTGTCCGCGCTATGTGCGATGGTCAGACGTGGCGTTATCTGCGCAACAATCAGAAGATTGCAAAGGCGATTTTCGTTCTTACGCAGGGTGTTGGCGCTCTTACTGATAATTCGCTGCGCGATTACATCAAGGAGCAGGTTGGCGTTGACGTTGTGGTGAACGATAAGCGTTATGCTGATGAAACTGGCAATGCTGTTAAGTTCATGCCCGCTAATACGTTCGTCATGTTCCCTGATGGTGACCTTGGAAGTACGTGGTTCGGCACTACTCCGGCTGAGAGTGACCTTATGAGCGGCAACGTTGCGAACGTCTCTATCACTGATACGGGCGTTGCGGTTACTACTGTTCAAAAGGCAGACCCGGTGAACGTCGAAACCATCGTTTCCATGATTTGCTTGCCGTCGTTCGAGCAAGCAGACAAGGTTGGCATTCTCGATACCACGGCTGCTTAATAGTCGCAAAGGAGGCGATAGAGAATGATTACCATTACCAATGGTGTGAACGTCATTGAGGTTACCAACGGCGCGTATAGCGGCATTTTCGCAAAGCAGGGTTACCGCCCTGTTGAAAGCGCGAACAAGCCCGCACAGCCCGCCACGGAGCCTGAGAAAGCGAAGAGCGAAGCGCTTACCGTTGAGAAGATTGAGGAAAAGCCCATTTCGCAATGGAGCGGTAAGGAAATCAAGGCGTATGCCGATGCAAAGGGCATTGAGATTCCGAGCGGCTTGAAGGTTCCCGAACAGCGTGAGTTCGTCAAGAACGAGATTGAGGCGGCTGAGATTGAGGCTGCTGAGGCAGACGATGACGATTGGGATGACGAAGAGTAAGGAATTTCAAAATGGCTACGCTTGATGATGTTACTTTGGCAAATATCAAGCGTGAGATTAGGGAAAATCAAAGTCCTTATTTCGAGGATGGCGATTTTCCCTATTATTATGAAAAGAACGGCGGCGATTTCAACGCAACGTGTTACGAAATGCTTTTGGTGAAAGCCGAGGATTCTACGATTTCCGTTTCTGGTTTGACCACGCAGGACACAAGCGCCTATTTCCGTCGTTTGGCTTCACGCTTTAGACCGTTCAATACGGGGGTGTTGCCAAGTGATTAACACGAAGTTCGAGGCGTACAAGATTGAGCGCGAGTTGCGGCGTTCTGGTCGTGGTTTCGAGTTTTACCGCAATGGCGTTAACGAATTCGGTGAGCCTGATTCCGATTCTCAGATTGAGTTGGGCGGTTTGAATGGTATTTACCATGAGCAGAATTCGAACGTTCAGACGGTTAGCGGCGATACGACTATTACCAGAACGAAGAAAATACCGATGATTCTTTGTCTGTATTCGAGTTGGCAGGAGTTGGGATTGAAACCCGGTGATTTCACTTTCGTTAATTCGAAAAAGCTTTACGTTTCTGGATGTGTTAACGTTCAGGAATGGGGAATTGTCGGAGATATATCTTTGGAACACGAAGATGACTGGTCTAAAGATTGATGATTCGAAATTGCAAGCCGGGTTGCAACAGCTTCATCCAAAAACTCAGGCGGCGCTTTTGATGTACGCTGCCACGAAAGCTAAAGACATGGAATTCAAGATGAAGCACAACAGACCGTGGACGGATAGAACGGGCATGGCGAAGCAAAATTTGCGTGCGCAGGTTTCAAGGCCGTCTGCAACTGTTGTGAGGATTACGCTTTCTCATGGCGTTAGTTACGGCGTTTATCTTGAATTGTCACATTCGAAAAAGTATGCGGTTATCAAACCAACGTTGGATGCTGAGGCACCGAAGGTTATAAAAGGTGCGCAGGGGCTTTTGAACAAGGTCAAGGTGGTTTAGATGGCTATTAACCCGCAAGAGTTCGATTACAAAGAATCACGTTGGCAAGATATCTACACGTGTTTGAAAAACGCTGGTTTCGATGTTTACGCGCCACAAATAAAAGAGGGCGAATGCACAGCGCCTTATGTTGTCGTGGCGAACGGCGTAACGACGCAGTATCACAATTTCAGCTCAGAAGAGCAGTTCTATTCCGTTATGTGCTATGTTCCGAAAAAGCAGTATTCGAAATTAGAACCGTATTATCTGAGCGTGAAAGAGGCTATGAAGGAATTAGAGCCTATGTTGCGTTTTGAAAAGTCGATTACCGGGAGTTATTACGATGATGCGCTAAAGGCGCATATGGTTAGTTTGGATTATATCAACGTTCGAAAATCGTAAGGAGGTAGAACGGTCATGACGGTTTACAAGCCTAAGAATGAAATTGCGACAATCGATTGTTCGCTTATCACGATTTCGCATACTGTCGGTTCCGGCTCTGATGCTGTTGTCGAGGAAATCGGTTTCGATACCGCGAATCAGATTGAGGTCGAGGTTCAGACTGAGGAAGAGGATGCGGTTAAGCTTGTCGTTAAGGGTAAGCTTCGCGCTCAGAAGCCCAAGGAAACCACGATTACCGGCAATGAAATCACGCTGCATGATAACGTGTTTAATCCCGAGCTGGTTCTTATCCTGCAAGGCGGTACGATTGTCTACAATCAGACCACGGGCGCTATCGAATCTTATACCCCGCCCGTTGCTGGTTCCGATGACCACGGCGAGAGTTTCGAGCTGAATGCTTATTCGGCTCAGTACAATGCAGCCGGCCAAATCGTGAATTACGAGAAAATCACGTATCCGAATTGCAAGGGTCAGCCGGTTGCGTTCAGCGCAGAGGATGGCAGTTTCCGTGCGCCCGAATACGTTATTGATTCGGCACCGAACACGGGCGAAGCGCCGTATACTATCACGTGGGTTGACGAGCTGCCTACGCTTGCAACGCGCTCTTAGTGTTTTTGAAAATCAGTTCTGTTTAGACGAAGGGAAATTAAAATGGATGGAACAACTTTTGAAGGTGTTACCGAGAATATGCAGCAAATGCCCGCTGAGGGTGTTCAGATGGATTCTAAGGGCGGTATGCAGCCCGTGTTTAATCCGAGTGCGTATATGCAGAATCATGACGTTGTGCAGCCTGTTAACGGCGCTGAGGCTATGCCGATTACCAATGTCGTTGATTTGAAGAAGTATGCGCGTGGTACGGTCGTGAGGCTTTCCGATTTCGCGGATGGTATGCCGTTCGTTGTCCGTATGCGCAGACCGTCGCTCATGGCGCTCATGAAAGCGGGTAAGATTCCGAATCAGCTTATCGTGAGTGCTAACGAGCTGTTTGCTAAAGGCACGGGCGGGCTTGATGTTGACAATGCTTCGATGCTTTCGGAACTTCTCGATATCTGCGAGACAATCGCAAGCGCGGCGCTGATTGAGCCTACATATAAGGAAATCAAGGATGCCGGTATCGAGTTGACCGACGAGCAGCTTATGGAGATTTTCAGCTACACGCAAACGGGCGTTGAAGCGTTGAAATCCTTTCGTTAAAAACAGGCAAATTTTAAGCGTACTAGGGATGGCAAACGTTTACAAAATGCGCCCTAGTGCGCTTTTTTGTTCTATGGACGAATACACGGCTTATTGTTTCGATGAGGCGTGCGCGTTCATAATTCGAAAAATCGAAAATGGGGAAGAGCC